GACACTGTTAATTGTCAGCTGTGCAATGAGCCAACTATGGCCAGAGATATCGTCGCTGATATTGTAATCAAAGGTGATCAGTTATCTGTTGGAGCATGGCAGTGCCGTAAGTGCAAGGCAGTTAATGGCTAGTCAGCACAGAAAGCATAGAGGTTTCGCGACAGAACGCATTGTGGCAGATTACTTGGGGAAGGTCTGGCCATATGCATCCGTCGGTCGTGGAAAAGGGAAAGATATTCAGAACGTGCCCATGGATGTAGAAATAAAGGCCCGCGCTGGATTCCAACCTAAGCAGGTCCTCGCTCAGATTAAAGCTCGTACCGACAAATCGGGGGAAGTCGGCTTCGCAGTTCTGAGGTTAAACGGACAGGGTGAAGATGCAGCGGAGTATGCCTGCGTTATTCGTTTAGAGGACCTGCTACCCCTATTAGAGTTAAAGTATGGTCATATTAAGACTGAGCCAAAAGATGCTGATATTGAAAGATGCAGCTGCGGCTCCTGGATGATTGGGGAATGTAAAACGTGCCAACCTACGACTATCAATGTGGAAGATGCGGATTAAAGAATGAGCTGCATCATGGTTGGCATGATAAACCCACGATCTTATGCACATATTGCAATGAGCCAATGACTAAAGTGATTAGTCCAGTTGGGGCAATCTTCAAGGGAACTGGATGGGGCAAAGATAAATAAGTTATGCACACCTGTGGATAAGTAGGGGCAATACTTCACTTAACGCTCACGACACTCGGAGGTTATACACATGCTTGACATCGATGGTACGCTAACGGCGCAGAGCCTCTCAAAGGCTCACCGCGAGCCCCTTCGGGGCGTAGCTCGCGGGGTGCTAGTAGCTATTGGGATATCTCTGTTACTCGTTCCGAGTGCAGGCAGCTCTGAACAGATGCTTAATAACTACACACCAAAAGAGTTTGCAAGATACTCACTCAATGATCTAAAAGAATATATTTGTTTAACTAAGTTATATGGAAAAGAAAGTGCCTGGAGAAGTGATGCTGTTAATGGCTCTCATTATGGAATACCACAAGGCAATAGCACTTACTTAATAACAGCTACACCATACGAGCAGATAACATGGGGCATAGAGTACAATCTTAATCGTTATGGATCTATGTGTGGTGCATGGGCTCACTGGCTTAGATATGGATGGCACTAGATGACTAACCCTAATCATAGAGAGTTGGGATTACAGAAGTGGAAAGACCAACGCCTTAGAGTATTAAAGCGCGATAACTATATGTGCGCTTACTGTGGATTAGATGCTAATCAAGTGGACCACATCATTCCACGTTCAGCTGGTGGCACACACGATTTAGATAACCTCGTTGCTTGCTGTAAGCAGTGCAATACTCGTAAGGGTTCGAAGAATGAGGCCCTTTTTTTAGGTACGCATTCTACCCCCCCTGTCTTTTCAGAACTCCTCTCCCCGATACAGTCCGAGACGATGCTGGACAGTCCGTTTAAGCTCCGACCTAGTCCGAATCAATGACAACTAAGCCCAAAAAGAGCAAAGCCCTACGAGGGGCAACTAAACCAAGGCTTCACAGTCCACTTCTTAAGGGCGAAAATAAGCTGCAAGATGTCAAAGACCTATGCGCAATAGTTAAAATGGATCTAATGCCTTGGCAGGAGTTTGTGCTTAAGGATATGCTTACTGTGGACAAAAAAGGCATGTGGATTCGCAAGACAAACCTTATTCTGGTTGCTCGGCAGAATGGTAAGACCCATTTAGCGCGTATGTTGATTCTGGCTCATTTAATCAAGTGGAATACCAATGTCCTTATTATGTCCTCTAATAGAAGCATGGCTCTGGACACCTTCCGACAAGTAACTCACCTACTGGAGACTAATGACCATCTCAAAGGATTCGTCAAACAAATCAGACACGCTAATGGAACTGAAAGCATTGAAATGCTATCTGGAGCAAGGCTTGATGTCGTTGCAGCAACTAGAGACGGTTCTCGAGGCAGAAGTGTCAATGGATTGCTCTACATCGATGAAGTCCGAGAAATTACAGAAGATGGATTCCGAGCAGCTACTCCTACGACTAGAGCTCATCCAAACTCTCAGACGCTTCTTACCTCTAATGCTGGAGATGCGTTCTCAACTGTACTCAATGACTTACGAGAGCGCGCCATAGACTATCCGCCAAAGTCTTATGGGTTTTATGAATACTCAGCTCCGCAATACTGCAAGATAACAGATCGTAGTGCATGGGCTTTGGCTAACCCTTCTTTGGGGTACACAATTACTGAAGAAGCGATTGAAGAAGCTATTGCAACTTCCCCTATTGAAAATACTAGAACAGAGACACTTTGCCAGTGGATTGACAGTTTATCTTCACCTTGGCCACACGGCGTTCTTGAGGATACATCCGATAGCACACTAGAAATGTCTCCAGGGGCTTATACTATATTTGGTTTCGATGTCAGTCCGTCTCGCAGGAACGGATCATTAGTCGCAGGACAACTTCTCCCAGATGGGCGGATTGGCATTGGAATCCTAGAGACTTACAGCTCTCAAGTTGCTATTGATGAATTGCGCATGGCCGCTTCTATTAAGGCTTGGTGCGATATATATAAGCCAAGGCTTGTGACCTTTGATCGTTATGCCACTCAGACTATTGCCGATAGATTAAGCAATGCTGGAGTCATGGTCGAGGATGTCTCAGGCCAGCAGTTCTATAAAGCCTGTGGAGATTTACTAGAAGGTTTAGTCAATGCCAGAGTAGTCCACAATGGACAGGCAGAACTTATCCAGCAGATGAATAACTGTGCAGCTAAGGTCAATGACTCTGCATGGAGAATCATTAAAAGAAAGTCAGCCGGAGACATCTCTGCTCCGATTGGCTTGGCGATGGTTGTATCTAAGTTAATGATTCCTGTTGCCAAACCTCAGATTTATACCTAGACACACCTTGGGTGGTATGTCAAATACTTGACATGTGCTACCATTTATGTCTATGGGTCGCATCTTGCAAACATTCGGTCTCCAGTCTAAGCCTTTATTAGAAGCTCAGTCTGCACCTCAAGTTCTTGGCGAGTATTCACAATATGCCATGCCATTTCAATATGCATTTGTTGGCAGAAACGAAGCCATCTCAGTGCCAGCATTACAAAGATGTCGTAACCTTTTAGCGGGAACTATCGGAGCAATTCCTTTAGAGCTATACAAAAAATCTACTAATGAAGAACTTGGCTCACCTGCTTGGTTAGAGCAACCTTCTTATTCACAGCCACGATCTGTAACTATTGCGTGGACTGTTGATTCATTACTATTTTACGGCCAAGCATATTGGAAAGTAGTTGAGATTTATTCTGAGGACGGCCGACCATCTCGCTTTGAGTGGATTGCTAATCAAAGAGTAACTGCAACACTAGATGCAACTAATACTTTTGTTAAGTCTTATGCAGTTGATGGCACAACATTGCCTATGGATGGTTTAGGTAGTTTAGTTACCTTCCAATCATTAAACGATGGCATTCTGACAACTGGTGCGCAAACTATTCGCGCTGCTATTGATGTTCAGAAAGCAGCGGCAGTTGCAGCAGCTACTCCAATGCCTACTGGCATTCTCCGCAATAACGGCGCAGACCTTGACCCTAAAGAAGTTTCTGGATTACTTGCAGCTTTCAAGAGCGCTAGAAATAATCGCTCAACTGCTTACTTGACTTCTACTCTCGAGTATGTTCCTACAGCCTTCTCACCTAAAGACATGATGTACGGGGAGGCCATTTTCAACCTCGCGACTGAATGCGCCCGTCTTTGCAATGTGCCTGCTTATTATGTTTCAGCAGACCAAAACAACTCTATGACTTATGCCAATGTGCAAGATGAGCGCAAGCAATTCTTAACACTATCTTTACAGCCATTTATCACAGCGATTGAAGATCGCTTGTCTATGGATGATATTACTGCTCGTGGCAATGTAGTGAAGTTCGACATTGATAAGAACTTCTTGCGCACTGACCCAATGCAAGAACTAGCAGTAATTGAGAAACTACTTAGCCTTAATCTGATTACCACAGAACAGGCAATGGAAATGACTGATCTAACACCTAATGGAAGTCAAGGTATGCAATGAATCAAGTAATCACTTTCTCAGCTGAACTAACAGCGGACTCAGCAAGTCGCACAGTCTCAGGCAAGATTGTGCCTCTGAATGTCGAAGCAGGCTCAACTAACATGGGCAAAGTAATCTTTGCATCTGGATCTATTGACATCACCGACCCTAAGTCAATCAAGTTGCTGAGTCAGCATGACACAAAGAAGCCTTTAGGTCGCATGGTCTCATTTAGCGAATCAGAAGATGCCATTAACGCAGTTTTCTCTGTCAGTCGCTCACAGCGCGGTACAGAAGCTCTAATCCTTGCAGAAGAAGGATTGCAATCCGGCTTGAGCATCGGTGCAGAAGTCCTCAAGTCTAAGATTAAGGATGGCGTGACTTATGTATCCGCTGCTCGCTTAGTCGAAGTAAGTTTAGTAACAGAGCCAGCTTTTAAGTCGGCTCAAGTTACTGATATTGCAGCAGAAGAATCTGCTGTAGAAGAATCAACCAAACCAACAGAAAGCGAGACAGCCACCGTGGAAGAAACCACTTCAGCAGTCGAAGCAACACCAGTTGAAGCACCAGCGGT